GTTGAAACATCAGACCTGTTAATTCTATTAACCTCTTTCTCCACTACACCTCTAATCGTTTCGGCTACACCTGCGACTCCTCCTGTAGCTGAGTCATTGTAAACGTCCTTTATAACCTCTACTGTATCTCCAATAGTAATAGTCATAGTGTTTCCGCTAACGTCTACCTTATAAGGCTTATCCGCCTGATTTAATATATTTTTTAATTCAGTGGGCATAAAGCCTGATTGATTGATAAGTCTGTTGAACTCTCTTTGCACTTGCTCTTCGCTATCCGCAGGCCGAATATTAGCACCTTTGTATAGACTCTCGCCAAGCTCCTCTTCTAGGAATTGAGAATATGTAGACGTAACAGCTTTTCCTTGAGTGTCAGTACCTGTTATTAAAACGTCCTTAAAAGGCATAGAGATATCTCGCGTCCCTATAGAAGACTTAAGAGGGGCCGCTCTTTTAATTATATTGCCCGAATCATCAGTAGCATAACCTATACTGAGACCCTCGTCTCGAATGTATTTCTCTAGCTCTCTTTCACTAGGGCGAGCTTCACCTTTACGTTTAGGAGTGAGTAAATCATACGCTGCTACGATATCTTTTTGGATATTACCCGATAGATTAATTTTCTCTGTAGTTCCATCCTCATACGTAATAGACAGGCCATCATCCGTAATGTTGCCTTCTGAAATTGGACTCAAGTTATTCGCCCTTCTCTCTTCGTTTGTGGTCCTGATACGACGATTTAAAGCTTCCTTAGAGATTGAATCCTTGTCAGTTAATATTGTATTTATCTCTTCTACATATCCAAGCCGTTCTTGTGCTGTTTCTCCCGCACCAATAGACGCAGATGTCGGGGATTTTGGAGCAAATATTGGTCTAGCCGTTTCCTTGTACCCTACCATAGCCAGCGCATCGGTCCGTAGCTTTTCCCTTACAGCTTCATTTAAAGCGTCGTTGGACTTAGGAAATAAAATGCCGTCATTCTGAGTGGTTACACCCACCTTACGGGAGGGCTTATCTCGTTTTGAAATAAGCTTATCAAGCTCAGCTTTTTGCGTAGTGTCTAAAGACTCTATCTCTTCTAACTCCGATAACCGAGTTGTTTCTGTCTCGTTTAATCCTGTTTCCCAACTTGTATCCTTAGAACCTAGGTCATAGTCGTCAGCTGTGACTAGGCCTAAATCCTCAGCCATACTTAACGTATGAATGTCATTGACCATAAGAGAAGATAGCGTATCGTCTAAAGACTTCATAACTTCTAAACGTACAGGGTCGTCTTCGGCTAGGTCTCTTCCCGCAGCATCCGATACGGTTAGCACACCATTTTTGTTTACCACTTGGATTTTCTCTCCTAAACTATCGGCCCACTTCTGTAGCGTAGGAGCGTACTCAATCTTGTCATACCGAGCTTGCATCTGATTGACAGCCCCTTCTATAGTAGAGAAGTCGGCTGGGTTATCACTTAAAGTACCTAACTTATTTAAGATTCCAATACTAGCAACTCCATCATCTGGATTCCAGAATACACGAGTTTTAGAGAAGTCTTGGAAATCATTAACTCTTTGAGCGGCTACACCTTCGAATTGCATAGATTTAGGCTGACCCTCACCAGCGTTAATGCGCTTCATAGTAAGCTCGCTCTCCTTATTGGCGGTATCAGCTATAGTTTTTAAAGCTGCAAAACTATTGTCTACGTTCTGCCTGTTGATTGTAAAGTCGCGAGGGTCTACAATACCAGACTTAAGCAGTCGGTTTTGAGTCATCATCAACTGAGCGGCATCAGCTGAAGCGTTTAAAATCCAAGTACTTGCAGCTTTATTAGCCCCTTGTGGTGCATCCGCGAGCCTCTTACCTACGGCAACCGACTCCTTGTCAATCTCCTGACGCTGCTTCTCCCTATCTGCCTCTTGGTCTTTAAGAGTTTTGACGAGGTTGGTGCTAATAGCACTCCAGTCTACTCGGGTATCGGCACCCCTCTTTGCGTACTTATAATAGCTCATTATCTAAAGCTTCTAGTTTTTCCAATCTGAGAATTTCCTTGATTAAAAGCTTTAAGCTGGTCAATGGTTAGCCCTTGAGTAAGAAGCTCTTGCTGAGTGAGATTTCCTAGACCACCAAAGAAACCACCAAAGTCTCCGTCTTGACCAAGGGCAGCCTCCATAGTAGCTACATCAAGTCCGTATTTATTAGCAAACTGAGCACGTTGAGGAGCCGCCATACTTCTCATCTGGTCTTCTAAAATAGGAGTGGCTTGTCCTAGGAACTGCTCTCGACCGTCACCCTGAAGTTGTTTTCCAATCATCTTAGTTCCCCTGCTCTGCTTATAAAGAGCCCTTCCCGCATCAATCTCAGCACCTACAGCGCTAAGTCCCGTAGCGGCCCCCGTAATAGCAGAGGCTCGTGCAGCGGCTTGGTCAGCGGCTGCTTGCTGAGCTCCAGTAGCCATATCGGTGTATATATCTTCTCGACGGATTTGATTCACCGCGTCTTGCCCTGCCACAGCGGCGTCTCTAGTGTAAAGCGACTTCTCTTGAGAAGCGAGGATATCTTGTTCTGACTGAAGACCCGCAGCAAGACCCAATCCAGCTGTAGCGACACCTCCCCTTTGGTCGCCCTCCACTCCTGCCTGAACACCAGCAGAAACCATACGCTGCACAGCCTCTCGCTGCTGCATAAACTCAGCCGTAGGAACAGAGAGCTTCTCATAAGGGTTTATCTCCGTCTGGCGAAGGGCGTTAGCCGCAGCTTTTTTAGCAGCTGTCTCGGCGTCTTCCATACGTGATTTAGCCTCTAGAGCTTGATAGACGCTTACGCCAGCCTGAGCCAGCCCTATTGCTGCGGTTACAAATGCCATATGATTATTGTTTAGTCAAAGATAACGAGATTCAAGGATACGATTTCATTGCCTGAGCCTCTACTATAAACAGCTCAGTAGCCGAAGTAGAAGAGTTAGTAGCGGTGAACTGACAATAGTGTCCCAGTACGCCGTGCGATTCAGCCTGTACGTTCTTTACAGACATCATATACCACGTATTCTGTGGGGTAACACCACCAGTGGCCAACGTAAAGGTAAGCTGTGTCCTGTCAGCTGAGATAGCCGTTACAGGGCCTACTAGCGCAGGGACACCTGGAGTATCAGGGTCGATTGTATATAGGTTATCGCCTATAGAAAGGATGGTACTAACAGCAAAGCCAAATGTAATAACCCCAGCTGCTACAGTGGTATTAGAGCCAATGCCATTGACAGAGCGAAGGACATACTGCGAAGGGCTAATAGTAAGTGCAGGCTCCGTGTCCCCGTCAGGGTTGCGAACGAACGCAAACCACACAGCCTCTTTTTTTTCAAACCAAGCCTCATCGATATATCCATTTTGGATATCGGTCTCTAAAGTAATCTCCCAGCTGAGGTCCGACTCCAGCTCTATGGTTTTCCAAAGGGTGTTTTCCGTAGGGAAGTCATTAAATACGCTGGTAATTTGAGTTGAATACGCTACTCCGTAAAACTGATTGCGAAGTTCATTGGTATTGTGGCGATATAAATCCCCTCCGTTAAACGAATAGAAATAGTTATTCATACCAATCATCCAGTCAGGAGCATAGGAGTAAAAGGAAGGCCAGCCCTGTACGTCAGGAGAGTATGTGAGAGTATAGTTCGCCATTAGATACAGATTGTTTTTTCTACTATAACTCCATAAGCGTCTACCCGAATATAATTTCCAGATACCCTGTAGTAACCTTCTGAAGCTAAAGTTTCTCCCAATACATCCGCAAAGACCCAATCACCTCTCGTAGGAACTCCAGGTGAGGAGGTGGGGTTAACGGGTAAGTTAAAAAGGTTAACGGTAAATGGTTGAGTACATATATCTGTACCCGTAGCTTGGACTACACTTGAAGAGAAAGCAGACAATCGAACAGGACATTCTACTGTAATTGCCCAGTCAGGAGCCGTAGCTAAAGGGCTGATAATTCGAACCGTTAAAGTTGTTGGTGTAGTAGTTGGTTTTGAGACATATAAAATATAATCCCCCGCGTTACCATTTGTTAAGCTGGTTAAATCTCCAGCTGCAATTGTAATAGGTTCAACTCCGTCAGCATCAAAATCTTGGTCTACATAGTTCCAATTGTACTTTGATTTTTGTGCTATTCCTGTAACAGGAATTCCAGCGGTACTAGTATCGCCATAGTAAGGACCTGGGAACCAGCTTGTAGCTGGATTTAAAGTAGAGTTTGTTAGGGACACACTAGACGAGTCGCTTTTTGTTACTCCGTCATACGTTACAAATATTCCTCCAGCGATATCAGGAGAAAACTTAATAGCAGACACACCAACGCTATTGCCCAAATCATAAGTGATGTCATAAAATGAATTTTCCGTTAGAGTTACAGATACTGGAGGTAAAGAAACGTCCCTACAGTCTTCAACACAAGAAGCGCAAGACTGAACAGAACCTAATACGCCTGACAATTGGTTTCTAACTATAGAGTTTCCAAATACAATAGCTTGATACCACCCATCCGCCGCTGGAACCGTAAGAGCCGCGTCAGAATAAACTGTTGTCGAAGTCGATAAGCTGCCTGCGTCTAAATAAAATGTAGAAGGGGTATCGCAACAACAAGCCTCCGACGATTTAACTCCATAGCAAAGCTGTGAAGGGTTTGCCTCACGGTAATCATACACAAGGTAGAGGTAATCACCCGAGCCATTAAAAGTAAAATTGCCAGAGTAAAGGCTAGCGCCATCAGTGTTAGGAGTTACCGTTAAGTCAGTTGAATTAGAAAGTATCGTCTGTATGTTGGCAGGTGTATTAGGATACAACTGAGTGGTTCTCCAGTGCTTTAAACTGTTTTCGGCAGGTAAGAAATTAAACACATCGCCTGCTAGCTTTCTACTTTGAACATATACCGTAGCTCCTTGAGGAGGAAAAACACTACTGCCTTGGGCTCCTGTAAGAAGTTGATACTGAGACACGACAGGATTTGTTCCCGCGTCAAACTCAACAAACTCAGAATAAGTCGGACTTAGCGTAGTGCCATCTACAAATCTAAATTCGCTGTGTATCGTTTCAGTGTTCTGCCAATCTCGATTAAGCGATACCATTATCACATTAATCTCATTAGCATCAGGACACTCTACCGTAATAGGCAAGTTGTTTACCGCTCCTCCATTCGATGTTATCACAACGGAGACTGTATTGGGAAGAAGACCCGTTTTAGGGATAGTTAAAGAGCCCGCTCCTGCTTGGTTTAAAGCTAAATAAGTAGTGCCAAAAGTAGCGACAACGTCAAAAGTTACTCCAGCGATTAAAAAAGGAGAGCCCCAGGTAATCTCTATGTCGCCTACCGTACTTCCTACGTTGACGCAGAAAGAGTTTGTCGACCCATCTTGTGGAAGCGAAATAGTTTGAGGTATACCGCAGTTAATACACTTGGCTTCTACGGGCAGTAATATGTCGTTAGAGGCCAACACATACTCATCCATATACGGGTCAAATCCTCCCAGCTTTTGAGTGGTAAAGCTCTCGTTGAAGAGGTCTCTAAACCACGAGCGCATACCTGCCTTGGAAATTACCGTTAGCGTTTCATTACTAGCTGACGTTCCTCGCAGTTGTATTACAGCACCGCGCTTAGCATCGGTAAAGTATTTATCGAAACCAAACTCAGCGTAGCTCTCTGGGTTAGCCGACACACCGTACTCTTCGACTCTGGCAACTTGCTGGCCTAGAATAACAGGTGCAGCGGTCAAAACGCTACCGCCTTGAGCGTCGGTCAAGACGTTTTTATTGACAACGACATAAGAGATACGGTCTTCTTGCAATACCAAGATGTCCGTCTCCCTAGCCACCATCTTCTGGATAGGGCCATACACGTCCTCTAAAGGCTTGAAATTAAGAAGCCCTAGGTTGAACTCATTGAGTTTATTTACGTTGCTCTCGTCGTTGTATATACCACTGTACGTGATGTCAGCAAAACGGTCGGCCTCTTTAAAGTCCTGAGCAGAAACCAGCACAGCGCGGTCTCCTAACTGAAACGACTCGCCTACAGCTGAGTCCTCAATTTTATAACTCTCTACACCGTTACCAAACGAATAGCAGTTAAAAAAATCCAGGTCCACTACACCCTCTGTCGTAGCGTCTTGGTTGGTGACGTTACCTTGGTGGTATCCACCCGTAATGGCATAGTTTTCGCTTCCTTCATAGAAGATATCGTCAGCTACTTCCGCTGGTTCAGTCTCAAAAACAATAAGGCTACCAGGTTCTTGTATCTGTATTCTTACCTTAGTAATAGAAGGGTGGTCGTTAAGGGGATATTGTTGGGCATTTCCAGCACTTCCGTTCTGACACCTTAAATACAGTCTTTTGCTTGACTCTGGTCCTGAGTCGTTAGCGATGCTATAAAAGAAAATTTGATTGTTTAGCGGGGTGAAGCTAACTATAGTACTTGCAGTATTAGAATTTACAGAGTAAACCCCTGGGTAGTACGTATTTGTATTAGGACCTCCGCCATATTGACAATCAACTTCACAGTTCATTGCGTTAATTAAAACAGAACCTAAGCCTTCTCCGTCCCAAAACGCTTTAATGTCAACGTAGTCCTGACTAGCCGTAATGCTTTTTTCTACTCGACATAAAGAAGCGCCATTCTCGTTGCCGCAACTTAAACCGCCAGCATCACTTCTGTTAAATTTAATTTTAATAGTTACAATAGAGCCTGATAAAATTGGCACCCTAGAGTATCCATCGGTAGCATTTCCAGTATAACAAGGGTAATTAACTGTTGCGAAATTATTGTAAGTAGTGGCCTGCTGAGTAGAGTTAGGCAGTCCGCTACCATTTACAACATCAGAAACAACCTCTCCGCCTGGCCAGTCAACAGCAGGCGAAAAGCTAGAAACCGTGGTATCAATGCTAAACCCCAACGCTTTTACCCGAATATAAAGACCAGGAACCTGAGTTACAATATCTAAATCCTGAAGTATCTGAAGAAAGTTAGTCGGTTGAGAAACTTTATCCAGTACTACAGCTTTTACACTCTGGTTTAAAGTGCCGTTCGAATCGCGCTTAACAATAAGCTCTGTACCAGCTTCTACAAGAGCTTGGTCCTGACCGACAAGTCTAATCCAGTAAGACTGTGTTTGAGTGTCGTAATAATATAACGTAGAGTATATAGTCTCGTAAGCGCCCTTAGATTGCTTAAGAACAAACTTATATGTCTTGGCCCAGCTAGGCGCAGTCATATTAGTAGGTATAGTAACCTGTATTTTATTGATATCACCGCTATTAGCAGGCGGAACAAAAACAGCGTTTTCATTGCTCGTTAAAGCAGTAGTAGACCTTTTGTATTCATCCATATAGACAACGCCCACCTCGTAGTCTCGGTTACTATGAAGGCTTTTATTAGAAGACTGTAGCTGTAAAGAATACGAAACATTACTGACATTGAAATACTCAAAGTATTGATTGTCCCCCTCTAAAGTGTTGTTGTACTGAACACCTAGTACTGTCACCCCAAACTCATCAAGATTACTTGGGTTAACATCTATAAAGACGCCCTGAGAAAGCGCAGTTATCCCTGAGTTTACAAGTGTATATCCCGACGGTGCAGTAAGAGAACAATTGAATACATCGGTAAACGTACTTCCGTCAGCGCAGTTCGCTAAAGATTGGTACGTACCTGACCCGTTGGCTCCCAGTTGAGATTGGAACTCAGGACTGGTAACCATCTCATAAACATTTCCGTATCCTTGAGGAAGGTTAAAGACAAAAGATATGGTAAACGTAGGGTGGTTAACTGTTATTGCTTCTTCGTCTTGCCCGTCTCCAGAAAAAGAAGCGTGAGTAACGGTAAAAGAAAAACCAAAGACACCTCCCTGAGCTAATACAGGAGGAGAATCAAAAATGATAGAAGCCGTATTAATAGAACTTACGGTATTTTCTGGGTCAATTGTGTAGTCGTCCCCATCGAATACGTCTCCAGCCGCTTGAAATACCGATAGGTTCTCTGATACCACCTCAGCGCTGTAGTTGGTATCTATACGAGCACCCGATGCAATTGTCAAATCATACCCATCGACGTAGTTCCCGTACATCAGGCGGTTGCCCATAATAGTTTGAGCCTGCGCCTTAAGCGGTACGTTATCGTAAAGCCTTGCTATCTCTGATTGAGGCAGTAAGGTGTAGATTTTCTGATTCGTAAAGTTGACCGTCTGAACGACGTTATTAGGCCAGCCTTCTTCGCTTTTTATATACTTCTGTATGACCCGAACTGTAGAGTCTGTACCAAGCTTAAAACAAAGGTCAATACCCACTACATCTTTACCTCCTGTATTAATACCCACAACAGCCGTGTTATAGCGGTTAAGCATACCATCATTAAAGTTGGTAGCTGGGTCTAAACTAAAAGGGCTACTCTCAAAAGCCACGTCAGTAAACTGAGATAACGCGCTATAGTCGTTATTGACATACTTATATCGGTATGAAAACGACACGAAATGAGATTCTAAATAATCCTCCTCTCCAGGTATATCGATAAGCGTCAGCGTAGGAGCTGCGTTTGGCGGCCTTTTAATGACGTTGATATCGTCATTGGTAATTTGGTCAACGTCAGTTGCAGATATAGGCTGAGGGTAGTTTTCAACTACGTTAATTTTACGAGGCGGATTGTAGTCGTCCGTAAAAAACAGCAGGTCCTCTACCTTATTGACACCCGTTATTAAAAACGTAGGGTTGAAATTGAGTACAGATGTGCTGATAACGTGATAGGTCAATACCTCGTCTGTCGTTCTAAACGACGCTATTATATCAACAATTCCAGTTGCTGATTCTGTATTAGCAGAGTCGTGAATAAACCAGTATACAGTTTCGTTAACGCCATCTTCGAACGCTCCAAGACATCGAGCTGAATCACTTAAATCTACCCCTTGATATTGTAGGGTGGTCAAGCGGGTATTTCCTTTAGAGTTCTCTACAGAACCTATCTCCGAGCCTTCCGTAGAGCCTAGTCTGACGTTTAAGGCATCGATATATTCTCCATTGGGTACAAGGCGTTCATCGACGCTCTTGTTCATACGCCCCTTGATAAAGTTCCTTCTGACGTTTCCCATTATTTAATCCACTTATTCTGACCGCGCAAGTTCATCAATAGTCGGCCAGGATGGATATTACTAATGCGGATTTTTGCATTTCGTAAAAGAGCGGTCTTAGATTTTCGATATCGATTAACTACATACTCTTGGGTTCCCATCTTAGAGTTAAGAATAGCATAGGAGATATACGAGTAAATAAAGTCCTCAAACAACTTATTGACGGTTATCAACGAGTCATCGCCCCCCTCCATACCATCGCTAACGTATTCTAGTATACAGCTCTGACCAGACATAGCCGAGCTAAAGTTTATAACGCCCGCCTTGGGGTCGATACGGAATGTAGGATTGGCATTAGCGGTTTCAGTGTTTAGACCAAACGCAGCGCCTCCAATTGGAAAATCAAAATACCACAAGCCATCGATACACCAGCCTTCGTTCCCGTCGTAAGGGCTGTTCTCATTGATGTACATAGACCTTAAAGTGCTGTTAAGCCTATCGGTATCAATAGGTGAGAACTCTGGCTTTAAAGCGGCTCCTGTCTCGTCAAAAAGAATCCTATTACTTGAGTCTTGCAGGTACGCCTGTGCGCTAGTAATTTGGATATTCTCCGTCAAAGGGAATACCGTTCCATCTCTAAACAAAGACACCCTAACCCAGTTTACATAATCGCTAGGAAGGACAAAGCGGAGGTCCTCAGAGACATTAAGCTGCAATACCTTAATCTCTTTGAACGCATCGTAGTTAAGCTCCTGTATGGCCCTCTTAGCGTGAAATAGAATCTTATAGCGAGACTTCTCGTTTACCAACTCGTTATTACCGCTATACATAAGCTGGTAGTTGGTCACGATATCTCGTAAGCTGACATATTGATACGACCCCCAATTGGCATCCTCTGGAGAAGCCCCTGCGTTTTCGTAGTATTGATACTGAGTAAGGTATGCCATATTACTTGCTTTGCTGGTCGGCGATTTGTTCTTGACTTACCGCGTAATTTACCACATCAATCTCACGGATAGAAACCCCTGCGTACTGCAAAATTTTATTTACTAAGCGAGGCTCGTCATCAATAGGCAGTTCAAAATCTTGGTAGTCGGCTTGAGTTTGGTCAAATACAGGCTCTCCAAAATCTAAATCAATCCACGTCCATTTAGGGTCGTAAGGATAGCGGATATACTGAATCGTACCTGACGTGATAGTCGAGGGATACGCTGTAGCTGTATTTCCGTTTTGAACAAAAGCGGGGAAGCCAGTCGTAGGAGCCGTAAGAGATGACGCCAACAGCAAGTTAATCTTAGAGTTAGATACCTGCTCTAATTCATAGTTGCTACCCGTAGGAAGTATCTTATTGATTAAATAATAATCAGAGGGAAGGGCAAATGAGTTTGTGGTAAAATTCACAATCGTAGAGAACCCATCGATAACCTCCTCTAAAGAGCGCAACACATCAGCGTAGCCCGTTCCTGACTGGCGAACATTCTCTTTATTAATTTGGTAATTATAATCGTTAAAGTACTCATCGAATATCTCCAACTGCGCTTGTTTAGCGTACAGATTAAAATCTGCGGGAGATATATAGCCGAAATTGTTCTTATTGAGAATAGATAATACCGTGCTTCTGACCGATTCTATCATAGGTACGCTTTTGACAAAGATAAATCAAAAAAAGGGGCCACAATTTGTGACCCCTTTTATAAAGAAATAATCTATTTCTTAGATTATATAATCCCTACAATACGCATACCTTGAGGTAAAACCAACGGAATAGATACGTCTTTCCATTGACGCTCGTACGCGTTTACAATAGCACT